CCGAATATGGTAATGTTCTTCGAGCCTTCCCCGATAGTGTTACGACTTCCGACCACTTTAAAAGCTGTAACGCTCTGCCCTACGTTATTCTCCGCTCCGCTCACCTTGCCCTGAAATGGCGGGTATTTGTTTCCGTTGGTCTTGATTTCGGTGGAAGGAGATGGCATCTTTTCCTTTCCTAAATAACCACCAGCGTTAAGGCTCCTGTCCGACTTTTTGAAGGTAACCGCCTCCTTTATCTTGATGAGTTCAACCTTCGTTAACCCCTCCTTGAAAGGGTTGTAGTTCATTACTTTGTTGAGCCTCCAGTAACTGTTATCTATTATGATTTGGTCGCGGAAATCTAAGGTGTTGATGTCCGTTGGTTCAAGGTAAAACATTGCAGTCATTACCTTGCTGTTTTTGTCCGTTACCTCGTTGATATAGTTGCGGTGATAAATGTTGTAAAGGTTCGCGTTAGTTACTTGGAGCGTTCCCGTGAATGCATTAGCTTGGTAATATAATTCATAGGTTAGCCCGAAGTTGATATCTATCGTTGGCGTTATCGGGTTGTCCCAATGTCCCGCATAAGGGTAGGTGTTGAAAGCTGCCAACAAAGGTATATTCTGCTGGTTAGCGTTGGAGTAAGCAAAAACCCATTGCGGATTACTTGGAAGCATTCCTCCCCATTGCAAGATTCGGACATTTGAGTCCGTCTGCTTAAAACCGTCCTCAATGTCTGAGTCGTAAATTGCTCCTATTATTCGGCTCGATGGATTGTCGTTTATGAGCGGAGTAGGCGAAAATATTATTTCGGTTTCCTTTGAACTCTGTACGAAGTCGTTATCTATTTCGATTCTTGCCCTTCCGTAAACGTGTCCTCTGTTGGATTGGTAGCGTTCGTTATAATAGTCCCCATCTTCCGAGTAGGTGTAAATGTATTCGCGGTCGGTTAGAACTCCGAGCGGTTCAAGCGTTATGTCTTTGTCCCTTGCCAGCTTATACGTCCAGTCCTTTGTTCCACCCTGAGAGTAGAATGTGTCCCTTGTTTCAATCAGTAGGTTTCGCTCGTTGTTCGGGTCGACCTCAACATAAAGGTTGAACATCTGAAGCACCGAAGTGAACAATTCGCTCATCTCAACAATTGGGACGATGGCATTGAAGTCAACATCTTGATGCTCCAGTAGAGTGTTGTTTTCAGCCGTGACTCTGAAGAAGCCGTTAGCCTCCATTTCGTACTCGTCAAAAATCACATCGGTAAACACCCCATCACCACCAAAGAAACCAGTTGTAACGAATACGTTTGGAATAAAGAGTTCTGTATATAGGTAGTTCCCTTGATTTATGTTAACGCTTTCGGCACTCGCGTAAGATGTTTGGCTTACAGTTGCACCGAGAGCCATGTTTGGAAATAGAACGAAGTCCGTAGAGTTCTCGTTAACATACCCTTGAATACTGTCGAACCGCTTGATGTTGTGTTTAAATAATGGGGCAGCCATCGAACCATAAAGACAATCGAAACCAGTAAACGCAAGCCCAACAGAGTCCCTATATGATTGGCTCGCAATACAGTTGTCAATTATGTATTGAAGTTCCGCGTCCGAATCAACTCCCGCATCAAGGTCTCCAGTTAATGTTGTAAGCGTTTGGTTTGTTGAGACATTGCTTTGAAGTTGCGCGCCAGTCAAATGATTATATACATCACAATTACCATTCGGTAAAATCTCATAACGGTATGTAATCGGGACTCCACCCGCAGCAGACCAGCTAAAGAATGTCCTTTTTGTTCGCGTTACTTCGTAGTCTACAACGCTGGTAACCGTAGACACCGACTCGAATGAAGTGAAGTATATGTCTTGGTTTATGTCTATGTTATTGCCAGCATCATAAACAACTGTCGAAAAATCGAAACGGTGGGTATAGCCATTAAGTGCGCTGAAAGTAAGGTACGTCAAATCAAGAACGTCTGGACTTGTGACCGTTACCTCTGCGTTGCGGAGGTCGGCTTGAGCATCCGACAGAAGGTTCTCTTTTACTTCGCCAATAATCAACCGTTCAAATAATGCTGAGTTAAAAAATGAACTGGTATAACTGAACCCAGCAAAGTCGAAGATTCGATTGATAACGCTTTTTAGTTTCAAGAATGGCTTGAACTGAGTTACTCCGTAAATGCGCTCACCTGACCCATTGTATTCGAAACTCGTGCCATTGTCCAACATCGGGTAAACGTAGTCATCCGTGAAGTTCCAACTGCTGGTAATATTGGCGTAGTTGTATGCGTGGTTAAGGTCGCTGAAATCTATGTAAGGGTTTCCATTCTCATCGACCCCATTAAGTTCCTTGTCGCCAAGTACCGAAAAGATGTTTAGCAGCTTTCCGATAAACACCACCTCATATGTGTAGGCGTGTCCCTTCTGAACTATCTTGCGGAGTTGGACAACTCCAGCCATGACCTCCACCCCATCGGCTATTACTCGCGCTTCAGCTTTCTTATTAGGGTTGAAATTAACGCTAATGTTAGTAGTGTTAGCATCGTGATTGTTTGAGATGTTAACGTCGTATATATGCCCGAAGAGTTCGTCGTTGTTCTTCGTAGCTGGGCATTTGATGGTCTTGGAGTACTCCGTGCTTCTCTTCTCAGGGTTGCGTATGTCGGCAATGCCGTAGTTGAAGGAGAAATCGAACCCCTCAAATACGTCTAATTTACGCCCCTCTATTCTAACCTCAACCACGTTGTCTGCGATTTGATAGTGAGTAATTCAGTTCGAAAGTGTACTGCATCAACTTATCATTAAGGCTCGTCTTGCGTTGGATTCTTCGCGGGTCAATGTTAACCGCTATCAGTTCGTTACCTTCCTCGATGTATACGCTCGGAGATGTTGCCAAATCTTCCAGCCAAAGGCTTTCGTCCTCGCTCAAATAGTCTGTGTTAACCGTAACCTTTTTGTTTAGTGCCACGTTGTATTCTGTCGTTCCTCTTGCTTGCTTGTCATAGCTGTATGTGTTGCCTGTCCAATCATGGTGCTGCTGGTCGTACTTGTCTTTCTTGATGTCTGTCGTGTGGATGGACTTCATGTAGAAGTTGAACGCATCGTAGCCGCCCAAACGGTTAAGCCAATGAACCCGCACCTCGTTGTACTTTGAACAAGTTTGGTTGACGTTGAAGGTGAAAGCCTCTGATGTTTGTTGATTGGTGTTATCTTCTAAGTGGATGGTGTAGCTTGCAGCACCAACAAGAGCCGTTGAAGGTGTCGAGCCAAGTAGTGAGTCGGTGTAGAGTGCTGGGTCTATGTTCCCTATGTCGTAAGTTCCGACTGGTATACGGAAGTAAATCTTATCCCAAGAGTCAGCGACCGAGATATTGTTGTCTACGATGCCATCCGCTAAAAGCGACCCAGTACCGTTATAGCCTGAGTAAGCCTTGATATTGTACTGGTAAGCCCCGAACCTTTCGTTAGCTATGAAGTAAAGGTGGTAGCTTTGGTTTGAGTCTATTCGGATTGTACGCGGAGAATCGGTCAGAAACTTCTTAGTAACACTTGGCGTGTTGTTTACGGTGTAGTCGGTGTAGTCGAAGTCCAGCCATTCTATTTCGTTACGTACCCCATTCCACACGCTCTTAACCTTCGAGATGAATAGGTCGCCATTCTGATAGACACCACTCGCATCTTTCTCCTCCTCTTGAATGGCTAAATAGTACTCCTTGTGCATCTGATTAGACACGTAAAACCCATTATGGTTTGCGCCCTTTATGTCCACCTGACCTTTGACGTAAGACTGAAGAAACCGTGAAGGGTCGAAGAACGCTCTATCTAAATATTGCCCATCATTTGAACGAGTAGGGTAAACTCTGACCTGACCAATAGCCGCAGAAATTGGGTAGTCAATTGGAAGGATTGCAACTCTAAACCGAACCGTTGGCGTGTAGTTGGTTGTTTTGATTACATAGGCGTTGTCATTGTAGACAAGCCCGTACTGCTCAGGTTCTCCGTTCTGAGTAAGGAAGATAGCCATTACTTGGTTTCGATTAGTTTCTTTATTTGTTCAAATGTCAACTCTATGTCTTCAGCAATTGCCGCCTCTACAACTCCAGCAATCTTAGGCGTTACCTTGTCAAAGGCTGGTTGTAGCCAGTTCTTAGGCTTGATTCCTTTCTGCTTGATGCTTCTATTGATTACAAACGCCAAAGAATTAATTTGATAATCTTTAAGCCTTGCATCCTGACCCGTTATTCTCGCCAATACGTTAGGAAGTCTCAACCACTTTTCAAGAACTCCAGGAGGCAATCCTTTTCCTGGCTTTCTTCCTTTGTCTAAGTACTCACCATGTTCCGCCATGCGTATCTGCATACGGTATATCTGCCCGAATAATTTGACCTTTGGCTGGACATCCAACCCCAAACTGTTCAGCAAATCTCCAGATGCAACGTAACCCTGACCTTCGCCAGTTCCTAAAGTTGAGCCGCCTTGTAACGAATCGGCTAACGCTTTGGTGTACTCACCCCGAAACTCGTTCAGAGCATCTATTAACTTATCGAACGCCATTCTGCTTCATTTGATGATATTCGTGGTTCTGTTTCGCCTTCTGAAAAGAGATAAGGTTGAGGAACTCCCGAAGAGGAAGAGCGAAGAAATACCCCCACTTGGTCGCATCGTTATTAGATAGGTTGTTAACCACGTTCAGCCAGCCGTATTTCGATTCAAAAGTTTCAACCTTCTTTCCGCTTGTCTCTTGATTTTCTCCGCTTTCCTGACCGAAGATTCCAGTATATGTTTGGCGGACTTGAGATAACTGCTTAAAAAAAAAGCCGACAACGGTTGCACGATTGTCATTGGTGCTTGCAGCATTGCCTCCGAAACTTCCTTGTGTTTCTCAGGGTCATACTTGCCTTTCTTCCATCCGTACCAAGTTCTCTTTTTGGGAACTAAGAATACCGCCATGACCTCGTGGAGCTGGTCGATAACTTTGTCAGGGTCTTTCATCAAGTGCATCAAGGTAATGTACTGCCCTCCATTTAGGTTGTAAACGTCTGTGATAACATCGTATCTAACGCCTCCAAATTCCACCACCTTCTGTACCTCTCCGACAAGTTGCTCCGTAAGAAATGAAAGCGTCTGCATACACTTAGCATATGTCTTTAAGGAGTATGTTTCTATCTCGTCAACTGGAACGCCTGACATGATGGAAATTATAGCCACGTTTGTCGGGTACTCTTCCCCCTTTTCTGCGAGTATTCGCTGGAGTGCTTGGAACTGCTTAACAGTTACACCCGCCCAGCTATTAGGTAACTCAATCTTCATTCTTTATCTGCTCTATTTTCTTGATTGCCCAATTGACCCCAGCATCTCCGCCCCAAGCTAACCACATCAAACGTCCACAACCTTCGCCCAGCTTTCGGGTAGAGTTACGTTTGTGTCGGATAAATGCAGCCATTCGCTCAATGGTTTCTAAACTGATTGGCTCACGGTTCGCTAATTGGTTAGCCCTTGCCTTTCCTACGGCAGTACCGCAACCTTTCCATCCGTTCTTCTCCGCCCAATTTAGAGCGGCTTTGGCGTTCTCAGAAGCTGCCTTCGGGTAATCCGTGTAAGCCTCTTGCATACGCCATATTTTGTTCAGTCGTTCAAGCATCTCAGTAATAAATAGCGAAATCGGGAAAGTGTTTCCAACAGCACCTATGCGCCATTAAAACGAGCGCATAGCTAAGTGTTGTAAAGGTAACGAATTACCGAAGGGTATACTTGCCAGCGTTCGCCTTCAGCTTCTCCGTAGCTACATATCTCACGGCATCGAGTGCATCGTTATTGTCATCTTCGGGTTGGTTGGTTACTGCGTTGGTCTTGTAATCTCGTTTCCAAGCGTAGTTTCTCAACTCTCGGATGATGTTGACCGAGTCTTGATGTACCATAATCTGCACAGATTTCAGCTTATCGATACCTGACCTTACGCTGTCTTGACCTTTGGCGACTGGTCGGATTCTGAAACCAGCCCTTCGGATTTCCTCAATGCTCTTCGGTTCAGCGGAGTCTGCGATAATCTCATCACTTCGCTGAAGTCCGCACTTTCTCGCTATGTCCGCGTTGGTTAACCCTGTTTCGTAAAGCACCTCACGAACCCACAGCTTGCCATCTTGGTAGAGTACCTCCACGAGTGCGGTCGGGTCGTTAGTGAACCCGAAGTCAAGCCCGTAGGCTTTCCACTTGTAGCCCGTTGGAAAATCTTTGACCTCTTGCCAGTTCTCGTAAATCGCACCTTCTCTTCTTGACCTTTGCCCTAACCCGTAGACCTTCCACTTGTATTCATCAGCCGTGCCTCGTGATACATTAAAAGGTGTTGGTTCGTAGGAGTTAATCTTGTCCCGGATGTGCTGGTCCAGGAAGGTGTTGTCCAGCATCGTGGAGTGAATCAGGACCACATCGTCCCGTTTCAAGACGTTATCGTAAATCCAATGCTCGTCGGTGGAAGGGTTGTAATCGAGAATCCACTTGCCCTTACAACGCTGCTCCAGTTGGTCGAAGTCATCCTTACTGGTTTCAATCGCCTCGTTGAGCCAAAAGTAATCGGTCTCGATACCGTGTAGCTTCTGCGAATCGTCAAGCCCGTAGAACTCAAACGTTGACCCGTGAGCGGAGTAGATTAAATCGGTCTTGTTGAACGCCTCATCCTCCCATACCTCAAGGCTTTGGAGTACCTTCTTGAACGTGTCGAGTACGGTCGGTTTAATCCACGTCCTCCGAAACCTCGCAATTGCGATTCTCTTCGGTTCTTGTAGTCCTGTAAGGTAGATAGCTTGGCAGATGCTCCACGTCTTCGAGGAACGTGAGCCACCCTCAAGCACAATTCCCCGAATGGATTTATCATTAAGGGCAGCCCAGAGGTCATCAAATACGCCAGTTCCTTCAATTTTCACGTCAGGTTATAGGTTGACAATTTACTTGGTTTTGTCAGGTCGATGGATGACAATCTCAATCTTGTCAGGCTTTCCACCGTTAACGGTCTGCTCTACTTCTTCTTTTGGCTTGCCATAGACCCTATCGAATAACACATCGAGAATGTGGATGCTTCCTTTCTCGTAATCCCTTTGTGCTTTCTTCGCTATCAGAGCAATCCAAAAAGGTAGCTGGTCATTCTTTGCCAACTCCACCAACTCGCTTCTTGATTTTCCGAGTACGTTCTTTATGATGTCTTGCACTTGCCCCTTCGATAGCTTGACGTTATGCTCGTCCAAGAAATGTTCCTTTAGCAGCGTCTCCACGTTCTTCGGTCGCCCTTTAGGGTTGCCGCTCTCGCCTTTCTTGAAGGGTTTTAGGTTGTCTTCTTTCGCCACTGTTATGTCTCTGTTTTCTTGTGTTTTTCAGCGATGAATTTTGGTACTGCATTGTCCCATTTAACGTGATGGTGTAACCTTAGATGCTTATCGCCCATCGGTTTGATGTAAACACTTGACGGGCTGAAAATTACAGAGTAAAAAGATTTAACGTAAGTTCCGTTATCTAAGTATAACTCAGTCATACCACCCTTATTTGATTGAGTTTGGTTCTGAACTAAAGATACGAACGGTATAGTACCCATTAACAAGCCAATACTCTGCTTATTTACGTATGTATTAACATCTTCATTGATTCTTCCAACAAATTTAAACGGTCTATGTGTTGAGCATATGAAAGAGTTCATACACTTTCGAAACAAAGTCGGTCGCTTTGCCATTCTATTATTTTTGCCTCCGATAAAGTCTCCGCCTTGAGCCATTGAAATAGTTGAGAAATTACTACACTTATAAAAGTTGAGCAAAGCAGCAAATACAGAATCTAAATTTGCAATAAAAGAAGGCTTCTGTCTTTCTTTAGTGTATACTCGATATTCAAAACGAGTGTAGTCGTCATCCATTTGAACAAAGTATTTAGCCCCCAGCTTTTCAGCTATTTTAAAACAAGCATTTCTTGCATAAACAATCGCCCTACGGTCATCGAAATTATCGGCTTCATCAAACTCTTTAGAGATTTCCTTCTTGCTGAAAATCTCAACATCTTCGAATTTATCTAAATACTCTTCTGCCGTTTTGTCCTCGTCATCAATAACTAAAATTATTTTTCCCGTGTATCCGTGATTACGCAAACTTCTTGCCGTATGAACGTTATTTGGTCTGCCGTTAGTTAATATAAAAACAACAAAATCAGTCATCCAGTTCCGCAAGTGTTTCTAATTCGTGGAATAACTTAACGAAACCAAGTTCAATCGCTTTGTCATAGTCGATTATTACAAGTGCTGAGTTCTCCATTAGGCTTTGTAGTTCATTACTTGAATGAGCATAGAGGTCAGCTATTTTGCGATAGTCAAACTCAATATGGCGAGTTGCCGCTAATTTTAAAAACTCCTTTTCTTTATCGTCTAACGTTGACGAATCAATTTCTTTAATCAGTCTATCGTAAACTTTTGTATCGTATAGTTCTGATTCATTTGGGCGTTCGTTTTTTGGTTCATAAATAGGGCTTTCAATTTTAGTCGTGTAAGCCTCGTCTTGTTCCTCTTCTTTTGGCACATCCAAACCCCAGCGGTCCAACTCCTCCGCATCCCAAGTATTAGCCAGTTCGTCCCAGTCCCATTCTCCGAAGCCTACGTTGTCTTTTATGATGAACTCGCGCTGTTTCTCTTCGCTCCAGTCCACAACCTGAACGGGTACTTCTGACCAGCCAGCTTCTTGCATCGCCTTGAGTCGCATATTACCGCCCAACACAACCATCTCTGTATTGACCACTATCGGACGGACGTTAGCCATCTCAGGAAAGTCACGAAGCGATTGAACCAGCTTCTTGAATTTCTCGTCCTTTATGTATCTCGGATTGTCCGAGTTGGGTCTGACTTTACTTATCTGTAAACTTTCCATTCTTGTAGTTTGAAAGTGCTTCTTGTTGTGTTGCTCCTACGGCTTTCTTGCATGGTTTGCCATTCCAGTAATCGTCTGCGGCTTTCCTATCAAAACAATACCATTTCATTTGGTAGGTGTTTTGGGTAATGTAAAGCCCGTAGTTCTCATGCTTTTCGTTTTGCCTCATCTAACCTTCTTTTGATTTCGATGCTCGCCTTCTCCGTTTCCTTTTTGGCTTCTCTGTTTCCACAGTTTGCAATTGGTAGAAGTTCAATAGTGCTGCACTCATCAACTGAGGACTCCTCCCACAAGTGAAACAGACCTTCGCCTTCGGGTCGATGTAACTCCAAGCCTCTTGGTAAAGCTTCTGTTCATCTCTTGTTATCTTTCCCGAATAACGCCCTTGCGCCATCATCGTTATTGTTTCGAGCCTCTCGGCTATAAATAGCAAAACTTCGTTTTTGTCCATGCTTAGAATTTCATACCACCCGTTTTCCTTCAGGTAGTCGGTTATAGTTCGAATTTCCACATCAATCGCTCAAAGAACACACTCAGAAGAGGAACGTAAAGAAGAGCCTCAGGTTCGTGAAAGCAGCACATCACCATGCCGAACCAAAAGGACATACACAGCCGACAGTCCAAAGGTTTAAACGAATAGCTCTCGTCCATTCCCATCCACCTTTTCAGAAGTAGGTCGATTCCGAAAACCTCAATCCAAAGGTAAGCGACAACGCTCGCGGATAATGCGCTCAAGATGTATAGCATAGTAGTTGTCTCTAAGTTGTTCAAGTGCTTTATTAACTGTGTTTCCAATTGACTTATAAGGTATATCTACCTTCTTGCCTACCTTTCGGTAGCTGCCTTCTTCCAGCCATAGTTTAAGAACCTCCTTGTCGTACCAATGAAGTTCCTCGATTAGAATCTCTAAAAGGGTAATGTCGTTTTCCTTATCCCAGTCGTAATCTTCCCGCTCGTGGTCTACCTTCTTATGGTTGTGGAGGTCGTAGAGTTTTGAAAAGCTGGAGCGTTTACTGGTCGCCATTGTCATCATCGTCCTCACGATGTAGAACCTCAAGTATCCGCCTTCGTTTATCTGTTGCCATTTCTCTTCGGGCATCTCCAGTAAAAGAAGAACCACCTCTTGTATAAGGTCGTCAGGGCAATTGCATAGCTTCTGCGCGAGTTCATATAACTCTTGGTCAGATAGTAGGTCGATTGCCGCTTGCTCTTTCACGGGCTTAAATGTAGTGATTTATTTTAAACGTTGAGTTAACCCCGTAAATGTTACGGCTTTCATTTAAATTAACCCCGTAAATCTTACAACTAAGCTAAAGAACACTGCACGATTCTTTAGCTGGACGTTGTACACAATAAAATAAAACTACTTCTTGCCATCTAAAGCATTATTCTACAAAAGTTACCTCGTTCTCTATTATCTCGTCAATCTTGTTCTGACAATGTTCTAAAAGTTCGATTATCGTCAGGTCAGTATTGCCACCTCCGTAAGCTGTGTTAAGGAACTTCTCCACTTCCTTCTGAAACGAGTTACCCTTTGCTTTTAGCTGCTGCTTGAAATGGTTACTTCCTCGCATTTCGTCCAGTGCGTAAACGAATAACTGCCCGTACACCATTGTTTTGATCGTTGTTTTGTACTCTTTCATTTCCTTAAATCTTCTCCTTTTACACCGATAAAATTAAACATCTCGTAGATACGTGATTCGATTCGCTTGCCGTACTTCTTGCCAATCATCTCAGCGTTGAGGTTGGTAGTAGCAAAGGTAAGGTAACCCTTGTTCGTGTATAGCTGGTGTCGCTGTGTCAACGCATCAACTCCGACATTTATCTCAGTGCCGTAGCGTTTAATTGTCGTATGCTCTTCTCCGATGTCATCAATGGCGAACATCTTGGATTTCATTGCTGTTTCTAAACTGAACAAGTCCTCGCCTTCTGCTTGATATATCCGCTCCATTTCAAACCCCGTGTAAATCTTGAACTTGAACTTCTGAGCGTAGCCCATAAATAAACTCAGAGATTTCAAATAAACCGTTTTCCCGACACCAGTAGAACCCATCAGAATTAAACCTTTGTCGGTGTCCCCGTTGAAGGAGTCCAACTGAAGAGCGTATCTCACAATTTGGTCAGTTAACTCAGGGTGCTTGTCTTGCCACTTCGGAAGAACATATCGGCAGCACTTTTCAAATGCGAGCCGTGCGGTTTCAAAATTATGCTCTTCGTACTTTCGAAGCTGGTAACGAGCATCTTGCCCCTTCTCAATTCTGCTAATGTAGTCGTCTATTCTCATGGGTATTCTACGTTTTCAAAGTTCTTAAAATCATACTGCTGGTTCTTCTTGAGATTATCGTCTTTAAACCAAATGCTTCGGGCTTTCTGTTTCCAATTCTTTACGGTGTTGCCTCTGCCATCCTTCCAAACTATTCCGCGAGGCTTTCTGCTTTCCTCGTAATATTCAAACATCTTGGTAGCTGATTCCTTAGTGTAACCGTTCTCATCAAAGTACGAAATTACTTCTTCAAGCGATGGTGGTGCTTGTTCCTTGTTTATTGGTTTACTTGTTTCTTGTTTATCTATACTATCAATGCTTTCACTTTGCTTTGTCCCGTGCTTTATCAATGCTTTGTCAAGTGCTTTGTCAAGTGCTTTGTCAAAATTTGATAGGGCAACTATGTTAGCAGAGTATTGATTCTTTGACCTTTGAACCATTGAAATAAAGCCCCATTCCACAAGGTCGTTTAAAGTGTTGATGTAAGTATTGTAAGACTTGATTCCGATAGCTTCCATTGCCATCGTGGTCGGCATTCCGTACTTCTTCTTCCAGCCTAATCGGTTGCAATGTTCAACCGCAAAGAAATATAGAGCCGTGTGGTTTGGTTTTATCTTCTCAGGATTCTCGAAGCACCAATCAAACCAGTTTCGTGATAAGTCGTAGCCGCTCATATTCTGTAATCTATAAATGAATCACTCTTTCTTGAATTACAACTTGCGCATAAAGTTTGCAAGTTGCTAAGTGTGTTATTTCCACCCTTGTTTACTGGTACAATATGGTCAGCAGTCAATTTCTTATTAGAACCACAACACAAACACCTCCAGCCGTCTCTTTTAAATAGCCATAGTCTAATGTTCTTTTTGCCAATAAATGCCTGAGCATCTCGTCTTGGCTGATTTCTTAAATGTGCTTTGAGTTCTGATAGATGACGAACACCTGTATCAAATATTGTTCTTAAAACAATGTATTCGTGGTCAGTAAAAACTTGTAATGTACTACCTTCTCTAAGTAAATCACAATACTTCAATTGGTTATTATAAGTCAGGTATGACTGACCGTAAGAATCGTCTATATCCCACTTGATTTTTAATATATCATCAAGTATAGCATTTTTAGTTCTTGGCATTTTGAAAAAAAAAGGGGTTGGCGTTGACTGCGCCCCTCCCGTTCAGCCCTCGAAGTAGCCGTCCGTTTGTTTTAACCCCGTAAAGTAGTTTCTTCATTTCTTCGAGTTTCAGATAAACACTTGTCAGGCGTTCATTAGTAAGTAGCAAATATACAAAATTGTTCCACTTGGAAATCATTTTTCTCGTTCATAGCCAAGATTCCACATAATGAAATCAAGCACCCTCACTTTCCAGTTCTCCATATTTCGTGTGAATTGATTTAACTAACTTGTCTTGAACTTGAAGAGCGTGCCTCATCGTCTTGATGGAATACAGCACCGTTGAGTGGTCTCGGTAGAACATCTTGCCAATGTCTTGCAAAGAGTACCCGCTTCCGTATAACTCCCGATGCACTCTGTAGATAGCGTACTGCCGAGCAATGGTTACATTCCTCATTCGTGTCCGTGCTTTCATCGCTGAATAGCCGATGCCTGTAGCTTGCTCAACTCTGTTAATGATGTCTTTGCAACTTTTGTCGATGTGCTTCTCGCAGTAAACTCCTTGAATTGCAGCTAGTAGCGTTTGGCAATCCTCCCCGAAGTAACCTTGATGTAGGTCGATGATGTTAATTAGCTGCTCCTTTAGGCTTTGTGATAGTCGTATTACTTGCATCTCCATACGTTTATTTGTTTACCGAAATCTCCTTCTATCTTGTAGCCAGCCTTCTCGATTAAGCCCTTCTTGTGGAGGTTCGAAAAGGACCTTCTTATGGAAGTAATAGGAGTGTTTGCCCATCTGTCAGATGATAACGGCTCCATTATTCTGAAGTGTCGCAGAACCCTCTCAGGCGTTACTCCGAGCTGGTCATGGTTTCGGAAGTAAATCAAGACAAGTTCGTCCTGACTTTTCGCTTTCTCTTGGGACTTCTTGAGCTCTGTCCCAACTTCGTTGTTCGTGTTGTAATAGTTCATCCTTTCACGGTCTTTGTGTAAAGTCCCCAAAACCAAGAAGTAGTTTCTGTCTTTACTGATTCAATTTTATTTGTCTTATTCGCCTTCGGTTGCGCCTTCGGTTCTTTGAAATCAACCTTTAGCTGCGGTTCTTTTGTTGGTCGCTTGCCGTTGGTCTGCTCGTTCATAAAGTCTGCCAACTGAGTAGCCATACCTAAGGTTACTTCTCCTCTTGTCCATTTGTACTTCGCAGTTCCAACCTTTTCAATCCATCCTATTCTTTTTAAGCTGCATATCATGTTGTTCGTTGCTTTGTACTTAGCTCCGAGTTCTTTGCCAACGATTCGCTCGTTATTTTTGCAAGCTTCTTTCACTTCTTGCAGCATTGCCGCGTACTTGATTGTTGTCTTTTTCATTGTTTGTTTATGTAGTTAATAATTGTTTCCTGAGTTCTTACGCTGACCTTGTCGCCAGCGAAGTAAGCGTACACGGTTTGAGTTGATAGCCCCGTGTCTTTGGCTATTCGGTAAGCGGTTATCTTCTTGGCGTTCGCCTCCGCTATCACTTCGTCAATCTTGATAATGTTCAGCATGGTAATAATCTAAACAGGTTTCACATTTGGTTTCGTTGATGGTTACTTCTCCGCAGTCCTCGCAGTAGTTGCAGTCGCAGTCATCGCACTCCCTTATTCGCTTTCCGCAGCACTCTCTGTAAGTCCATCTAAAATCGTCTATCATTGTTCTTGTTTTTTCTCGCGTTACGGATGCGCGACCCCCGTTTGATTGGTGCAATATCTAAATAACTTTTGAATATCCAAAACATTTAGGCAAAAAAAACACACTCAGGATGTTTAGGAAGTTTAGGATTCTAAGGATTTGACCTTCTGTTTATACTCTTTGAGCATCTCCTCCAGTTCCCACGTTGCAAACTTTACGGTCGTTAAGCTAAGCTGGTGCATCTCTTCAGCCAACCCTTCGCGTTCTCGGTCTAAGTTAATGCCAAAGTCGTATTGGCGACCTTGTTGCATCACGTTGCATCCGTAGCATTGCGGTCGGCAGTTATCTTCGTGCCATCTCGTAGCGTAACGTGCGCGGCTCATAAAGTGTCCGCATTGAATCTTCTTCCATTCGTAGGAACGTCCGCAAGTGTAGCACTCTACAAAGCCGTCAAGATTAACCGCCCTCAACCGAATGTAACGGCTGAAGGCGGCATCTAAATCTTTTACTACCTTAGAACGGGAGGTCGCCATCGTCTACCGTTACCGCTTTGGCAGTTACCTCCGCTTTCAACTTCGGCTCGTAGGTGTCAACGCTTGCGTATAACTTGCCCTGTGCTGACTGCTTTACTTGTAGTCGAACCTCAAGACCATGTTTACCTTCTTTGAGGTACTGGTCGTTTTCCTGTAGCCACTTGATTAGCTTGGTCGGGTTCAGAACCATGTCAGCTTTCACCCAGTCAGGAGCGTTGGTTGATGGTGTGTAGACGTTCAAGCCGTCCACGAATACTACTTTACTTTCCATTATTTAGAGTTTAAAAGGTTACTAAGATAATCATTTGCAAACGCTAACCGTTCGCGGAGTTGTTCTTGCATCTCAAGGTCTTGCTCGACTCGAATCTCGATGAGTTTGAAGCGTTCGTCTTGAATGCGTGGGTCGAATGAAATAAACCGACAAGCCGTTGCTCCAGTTGCCAGCATTTGCCCTTGCATCTGCCACACATACTTCGGGTCGATGTAACCCTCGAAAGCGGTCTTGAGGTGGTTTGCTGTGTTGTACGGGCATTTGATTTCTATCAGTTCGCCATCTACCATACCATCGGGCGAAGCCCCTGAGTATTCGTTTATCTCAACGAACGGCATCTCTTCAATGGTTACGCCTTTCAATTCTGAGTAATACGTTTTGCAGATTGGTTCGTACTCATTGCCCCAGTCTAACGCCTTGCCGAAGATTTCGGTTCTTTGCCCTGTCAGTAATTCTGCAGCCTTCTCGTAGATGTAGCTGATAGCTGTCTGCCCAAGTACCTCGTCTTTCTTTCGTCCGTTGGTCATAAGGTCGCCAAAGCGGGAAGCCGTAAACTTCCCTAACCTTTGCGCGTGCCATTCCTCCGACCTCTGCTGAGTGTTGCTGATTGCTTCGAATATATCTTCCATCTTACGCTCGTTTAAAGTCATCAGATTCATCTTCTCCAAATACGCCAACTTCGTAAAGTCCTGACAGTTTTAACACTACTCTTGATAGTGCGCGTTTCTCCGCCATCGCTACTGGATAGGTTTGGCGCGTGTTAGCTGGTGCCGATTCCCCGAAGGTTTCCATTTGAACGGGTAGACCCTGACCGTTGGACATTTCGCCAATGGCTTTGATGACCACGAACTTGCAGTCGTCTGTCAGGTGTACCATCTCATACCTAACTCGGATTCCCTTGTGCGCTTGGATTCGCTCAATGCCTTGTCGGGTTATAATTACGAACCCTTGAGGGCTTTTGAAGAAGTGGTCTTTTGTCAGACCGTTCTCTTTTGCGAGGTGTTGCAACCTCTCTTTCTGTGTTTCGTTCATCGTTCTGTTTTTGATGATTAATAAAAATTGAATTTACGAATTTAAAGTTTGAATGTCAACATAATTTTCATCGTTGACCACCCTGACAAAGGTATAAAGCCCTGACTTGACGGCTGTCGCTTCTGAGTGCCTGACCAGTTGCCAAAAGATGTACGGCTCGACATGGGTAGTTCCTCCGCCATTACGTAGGTCGGTGAGTGCTTTGCGAGCAACCAACCGAATAAACGCTGGTATCTGCTCGTTTGACATTGTAAGTTCGAATTGTAAATGGTTCATGGTTCTGTTGTTTGATGGGGTCGGCATTACCCGTTACCCCGTTTAGTTTTACATTAAGCCTTTCTGCTTTATCCATTCTTTAACTACAACCTTGCTTTGATTCCAGTCGTTTCCGCTTATTGCCATTTCTGCCTTAACCATCTGAATGAATAGCTTTTCTACTTGTTCTTGAGTTGTCATTTTGTTCTGTTTTTAGTGGGTTACCCCGTTAATGATGGCTCAAATATAAAACTATTCTTTTGAATATTCACAACATTTAGATCAAAAAAAGTGAAAATATTTTCAGTTTGAACTCAATTCTGCCGAAAATGGGCGTTGAGAATAGCCTCTTGGTTGGTTTGAATCTCGTTGTACATCTCCTCCGCATTGACCGCAGCATCGAAGATTACGTCTTGAGTTTCGATGATTGCCCTGACAGCATAAAGAAGGTACACCAGCAGACCGACCAGCAATAGAATTAGAAATAGAATAGACGTTAAAAGAAAGACTATCATCTTATTTTCCCGTTGATGATGCGGAGGTTATCAACCTCGAAGTCTCCACCCTCTGAAATCTGCACGAAAGCAAAGCCATGATTCCACTTATTTATGGGCATATACATCGGATTCATTTCGCAAAGGCAACCAGTAGACCATGTAGTTACTATCTTGCCTTCCAAGTTGTTCTCGGTGTGTTCACTTGTTTGGTGGTTGTGTCCGCAGATAACGGACGCTTTGGCTCTCATGTAATATCCTCGCGCTGGGTTAACTGGAGAGAATACAGACCGCCCGAACTCGTGTCCGTGTAAGATGTTCAGCTTACCAGCTTTTATTATCCGTTTGTCTTGAATTAAGGTAACCCCGAACTCCCCGAACTTTAGCAATGTGTCAAGCGTGAACTCCGAAGTACCAAGCAACTCAGGTGCTTTGGTTCTAAGGTAAGCCTCGTATCGTTCCTCGTGGTTTCCCAGCTTGAAGTAAATTGGACAGTCAAGCTCACGTTTCAAAATACCAAGCAGTTGACGACAGGCTTCAAGTTCAGCAGCAAAGCCTCTTTTTCGTGGGTCTTTCTCGTATCTGCTCAGAGCGTAACAGTCCAACGTGTCGCCATTCAAAACCACAGCGTTGACCTTCTTCTCTTTTCCGTACTCAATAGCTTTCGTGAGTGCTTGGATGTTGTGGTAAGGCACATGAATGTCCGACAATAAAAGGATGCGGTTGTTGCCTTCGGGTAACACGAACGGCTCCCAATCCTCTTCGTCTGATTCAGGTAGTCCGAACGGGTTAGCAACTCCTAACGCTTTAGCGTGTTCTGCTGGCTCTGCCTTATGGGTTGCCCTGTGGCGTTGTGCCTTGCCTCGCTGACCACGATAGTAACGTATCTTTCCACGTACATCATCCACATCTTTAAAGACCTCCACGTTGTCCTTGTATATCAAACGTGCAAGCGTTAAACTCGGAAGGCTTCCCCATTCAGGATGCTCCAAATACTCTTTTACGATTTCTCCTTTCATCTGTGTTGTGCCATTATTCGTTCACGATAGAACTTCGGGTCGATTTCACGAATCTGTTTAGCCAGTTCCATCCATTGCCGTTTGGCTTCTTCTCGCTCTTCGGCTGTGGAGTCTGTCCCTAAGTTAGCTTGGATTGTGGCATTTTGTTGGAGCAGTTCGTCTATCTGTTCGCGAACTTCAGCATCTTGGTAATAGTAGTAATTCATCTACTTATGATTGTCAGACCAATGCCAACACCTACATAGTGCTGACCATTGAAGCCATAGTTTGCGCTAATGTAGGTTTTTTTAATTGACCCAAGCAAACCGACCCCGAACATTGGGACATACTGGCTTTCAAAATCAGAAATCAACCCCACGTTACCGTGTATGCCAAGTGCAAATTTTGCACCTCCATTCTTTGGTAAATAGTCGATTACTAACTTCTCGGTTACGTTTTGGTAGTTCTGCCACCTTACCCTGACATCATTGACCGTAGTGTCATAACAGTTGACCTCAGTTAGCCATGCTTCGACTATCTTAACCGTGTCTACCTTTAACATTGTGTCTAAACGAATAACTATCTTTTCCGAGTAGATAGTGTCATAACGAGTAATTAGTTCTCTTCGTACGAATCTAACGGTGTCAACCTTCCATCGGTCAACGTATTTGGTTGTGTGGACTGGCTTCTCGATGGTTACGGTTTCAATTTCACCGCTTCCGCAGCCTTGCCAAGCTACGATAACACCCAGCAAGAACGCCAAAAGGTAAGGCGTGTAGACCTTAACTAAATGTATTGCGATGTCCCTTCCCAAAGTTCGATTTCTGCTTCCCTTCTTCTTATTAACCCGTTCAGCACCTTGCCGCCTCCTTTGTTCCATCTTCTGAATTGCTCAGGAATACGAGGAAACTCAGGGTTTGAATTAAGCCAAGCCAATAGAGTAGAGTTTGAAAAGTTGCCGATGCCTACGTTGTAAGTGAAGGAGATTAGAGCCGCCAGCTTATGCGCTGGAAGCTTGACCTCCACCACGTTTTTCACTTGCTTTTCTACTGATTTAATGGTGTCCATGAGCATCTCCGTAGCTTGCTCTTCGGTTATCTCAGTGTCGTCCATAGTTACCCGTTCGCCATTCGGGTACATGGTATTTCCGTAGCCAATTGTGGGTACGTTAGCTGGGCACAGATAAGGCTTGCTTTCAAACCCTTCGAACTCCTTTATTACCTCTGCGGCTATCTTTGCCGCGCTTCGGTTCTTTTTCTTCGCAGTTTCCATCTTTACAATTACATTCTCTTGGTGCAATAGCGCACCACTTTACACCTTGCACCTATTCTCTTTTAGTTCGCCACGCATCTCAACCAATGCCTTCGTGTTCTCCGCAATCACGTCGCTGAACTTCTCTACGTGCTTATCATTAGCAACTTGCCATTCCTTGCGCTCATCTCTGTGTATGTCGGTCAGTTTGTTAAGGTAGTAAACCAAAACAGCAAGGAAGATTCCAGCTATTCCGTAACTCGCTAACGCTTCAATTATTGCATCCATCCCAGTCATCTATGTTGTAATTTGTTTTCAATTCGCGACTGGTTATGGTTCGTGTATTATTTCAATTTCAACCGTTTCAAAATCAATTCCTCTTGCAGTCAATTCTGATTCCCAGCCTAACGGCAATAACCATTTATCAAGCGTGTCATCGTAAGACGGTCTGCACTCCGCGCCCCAAGATGACACGAAAGGTTCAATATTGGCATCCAACGCCAACATACTATATGTTACACTTTCTTCCATCTGTAATTACTATCTTGTTAAACTCATCCCACGCCTCACTAAAATCTAAATACTCATTAGCACTTAACCAAGGCGTTACGGCAAAGCCTGCATATGTATTGGCTGATGGGTTTGTAGAAACGCCTGTTGAAGCATTATGATAACCATGAGCGTAGAAATCCTCAGTTATTGCGCTGCTAGATGCCGCACCAGCAGTTCCATCATAATTACCATTTGTAGCTATCTTTACCTGAGTTGCATTATCCCTACCAAACGACATTACCCCTGTTATTGATTTTTTTGATGCAGAACTTCCACCGCCAGCATTGTTAACTCTTATAACAGCCGCTGTTTGATTAAACTGCCAAAAAGCACTTACACCATCTGAGTTTTGATCCGTAATGTGAGCACCCATAGGTACTGTTAACAATTCAAACCCGTACTTAGATTGGTAGAAGTGACACATTATATTATTAAGATCAAAGTCAGCAGGCTGCACATCCATGTTCAAAGCCTTACCCGCACCACCTTTAACGCCTTCCACGCTAATATCACCCGCTACCATATTTATGAAAGTACCCGTGTGAGTTGGGTCGAGTAGGTCTATCTTGTAACCATCGAAATAAGCAGTTGAATCATCATTAGGGCAGTAGATATACCAAGCTGCGTTGGTTGCCGTTAACATTGTCCAAAGGTCGGTAGAGTTTGTCGTATCATTTCCATTAAGCATCCACACCAAACGGTTAACGGCATCTTTCTGTCTACCGCCCATCGTGTCAGATGTAAGCGTTTCGAGTGCTGTTATAAATGTTCCAGCTTCTGTTATGGATGATACTGTCAATGAACTATCAACACTTGCCGCAAAGGAAATTGCATCAGTTGCTTGTACATAGATAGTTGGATTCAAGGTGTTTACAACCCAACTCAAAGTGTTACCAGCCTGTACAGTAATAGTCTCGTCAATATTACCCGCAATAATGAACGTGTAAGATGTTGGTGTTATACCAGTCGGTGTTGCAGCAATAGTGATAGTATCCCCGTATGTTGGCGTGTTGTTTGAATAGCTTATGGCTATGCTACCACCGCCACCGCCACCACCGCCACTTGGTCTTGTTAGAATTGATGGCATAGCTTATTGGTTATAGATTACAACGCTCCCGCTTGACATGGTGATGGCTGTGATGGCATCGCCCGAAGGGACTACGATGTACGCTCCAGCTTTTAAGGTTGCGCCCGAAAGTCCAAAGGCGGCAAGGGCATCAACTCCATCCACTTCGAATGTAGTTAGAACGGTGTCCTCTTGCGCGATGAAAGCGTAGCCTTTTAAGCCTGTCAACGCTCCCGTTCCTGTAAGGAGTTTGCAGCCGCGCGTTCCGATTAGTTTTTGTGATTCAGTCATTTTAGTTTGGTATTTGACACTTGTTGTAGTCGTAAGGTTGTGTAATTGATAATACGCAAGAATGACCGCTTACCTTGTCGTCAAAGCGTTCGGTAAATGGTTCAAGAGTTACGCTCGGTTGTATACTTAAATCTGTCGTGTGCAACTGTCGGAAGTAAGCAACGAAGTCCAGTAGAACTTGTATGGTGTCGCTCATCACTTCTTGCTCGTTATCTTCGCCAGGTAAGACTCTGTCCATTGCTAAAAGTCGGATGTTGTAGGTCAATGTCCTTTCCGATAATACAACGCTCTCCTCTATCGCCCACAGAACAAGGTAATCAAGTTCCTTTGGGTTGATTTCCCAAACGTCCCCCTGACCGTACTGCTTCACTTGAAGGTGAGCGTTCGCCTGAGTTTCGATTATGGTTAGTATTTCGTTGAGCGTGTACATATGCTTTTAGCTTCGCTTGATTTCTCTTACTTGCGTTTGTACTCATATTTATCCTCCAATGAAATAAACTTCGGTCTGCGCCCTAAGAACATTCCAGTCGTGTAGGTTCTCGTGTCAGGCTGGATTATATCAAGACCATCGTCAGGGTTAGCGTACGCTGGGTAATTGGATTCGTTTTCTAAAAGGAAAGTAACGAGCCTCTCGGTGTACCATTCTGCTTTGTCCTTGTACCGCTTGGAAATAAAGTTTATTTCGTCCAAAGAAGCGTTCGAACTATTCTCAGAACTTTGTTGGTGTAGCCCTTTGTTCAGAAACTTGTAGCTAATGGCTGTCGGTGCTTCGCTTTGAACCCAATGCAAAAGAGCTGGCTGTATGTAATCCTCCAAAAGTGTAAGGTTCGCAGCCGTTAACGTAGAGTTGGTTATCTGTGTCTTGAGTTCGTTGTATAATGTAGTCCCAATTTTGTGCTGGATGTGGATGTCCTGACACATCAAAACCACAGGTCGCAAGTACTTGAAGTCGATATTCTCGTGGAGCAAAGTGTTGTCCTTGAGGAATGTTTCCGATATGAATAAGACGTTAGCCATTACTTCTTAATCTTCATAAGTTTCTGCTCCCAGTAGTGTCGGCAATGGTATGATTTACCCCAAAATCCACCGCCTCGCATCCATACGTTTCTATTTTGGCTTACTCCGATGTTTTGAATCTCGGTCAACTTCCAACTCTTACCAGCTTCTGTTTCCGTTACGAGTTCGCGGCAGAATGGTCGCGTAGTTGGAATGATAGCCGCACCGCTTGCCTCTGGTCGTTTGGAGTAAACGTAACGAATAACGAACTCCTCCTCTACTGGTGGTACCTGCTCAAGTAGTCGCTCGCCTTCTTTGGTTACTTCTACGGCTCGTTGCGTTGAGTCCAGTACGTTGTCGATGGCTATCTTGATAGCGTTGGCTTCGTTCAGTCTTTGAAGCCCAGCCATTACCCTTTCAATTGAAAGTTGTAGCTGTTCTGCAATCGCAAGAAACGGAGTAGCTGGATTCTCCTTTAGGATGTTCAAAATAGCCGTGTCCAACGGGTCTATCTCAGCGAACCAATACTTTCTATTCAGTTCCTCGTGTAATCTTGCGGAGGTTTCGCTTTCAAAGTTTAACGCCTTGCCATTCCCTACGGGTTCGTAGTCAGTCGAGCCGCAGTTCTTGAAGTACTCAACAAGGATAGCGTCCTCGTCTTGCTTCTCGAATACCGCTCGCATCTCTGCCGCCACATTCTCAGGGATAACTTCGCCCGTAATTGTAGACCTTGCAATCTCAGGACTGAAGCCGTACAACTCAACAAGTACAGCGATAGCGGAGTTCTCAGCGATAAGACCCTCTTTGACGTTCTGAAGTAACGTAATGATACCGCTAACACCACCGACTGACCCTTTAAGTGCAGCTTGTGCATCTTTGGTCTTGCTGTCAACCGTAGAATCTTCCTTAGTTTGAACAACTTGCAGCCCTACTTTCTCACGTATTTCCGCCTCTGTCATTACAGAAGTAACCGTAGACTCTGAGAATTGTACGCTAATCGGTTCTGTGTCTTGTATAAACAAACGATTCCATAACCCTTGAACTGCGGCAAGGTCATTAAATACCCTCTCGATGAACTGCTGTCGGTTGTTTACGTAGGTGTTTTGGAACAACTCAAAGCTGTCTACCAGTTGGTTTCTGCTCGTGAAGATTCCGTCCTCTTTGATTCCGAAGAGTGCAGGGTCAGTTACCGAATGCCCAGCATAAATTTCCCTTTGTACGGTCTTGTTTAAGATGTCAAAACGCTTGTCGAAGTCGTTGCCATTCAACTGCTGAATCTCGACTCCTCTGTCCCTTGAATCTGCAAAGTTTAGAACGATAGAGTTAGCGTTGTCAGTTCCCGTAAACTTGTCCTTTATCTGTCGCTCGATTTCCTCTTGTTCTTCAAGAGTCGGCTCTCCATTGTAGAAAGACACGATTGTCCCTCCGACAAAGTTGTTCTTAACCGCGTTAAGGTGGAAGTTGGCAATCTCTACGTCTAACTCAATGTAACCCGTTGACCCAAGATATGTAGGAAGCGGGTAGTATTTGCAGTCAGGAGAGTATCCTTTGACATAAAGTAGCTGCTTGCCGCTTGGCTCTTTCCAGTTGAAAGCATCTATTTCTTCAACGACAGGGTTGTGCTTCTTCCAATCTTCCGAATAGTAGTATTTCGTGCCGTCCTCGTTTGACCGATAACGCGCAAAGTCAGCGTGATAAATAGCCGCAATCTTGTCGTTCAGTTGGTTGTAAACGATTTCTAACGCGAAGCCGTTGTATAACTCGTAATCAAGTGCTACCTTCTCCAAGATGTCGTTTAAAGACTCATATTGGTTCGGCTCTTGAATGAACTGCTGAAGTCTTGCAAGCCCCATCGTGTCCAATCCTTCAGCGTTAACAGCCCATCCCTGACCAACTACGTAGTCTTTTTTTGAGTTGATGATGGCGTGATGCTTCGCACTTCTGCGGTAAAGGTTCAGAAGGTACTCAGGATAGCGGTTCTTGTATTCCCCTTCGTCTCCAAAGAGAATCCAATCTTTGCCCTTTGCTTCTTTGAAGGTAGGCACTTTATGCGCTCCGAAGTTTAGAATTTTAAGAGCCATACACTACATAGTTAGAGTTGCCACCTGAGTAGGTGGTAACTGGTGTTGATGTTCCCGTTACTTTCACGATTCCCGATTCTAATTCGGTCAGTCCAGTCGGGTCTAAATTTGAACTTGAAGAGTTCGCATAAACGAAATACCGCCATTGCCCCTCTGTTGGTAGTTCCACCTCCGCATTTAGATTGTCAGGTGTTGACGTTTCCGTGATGATGAACTTGTTAAAGCGGTCAGGGTAAAGGCTTGAATCCGTAGCAATGCAGTACTCCACCGCCTCTGTGTTATCCGATTGGAACTTAAAGAGGTAGTAAGTAGCCGTTCCCTTTTCCGTAAGGGTTAACGCCACATCATTAGCCGTATTTCGTGCGATGTTTATCAAACCGCAAATACCACATATTCGATATCACAGTCTGCTGTGTTAGCTTGTGCGCTTATCACATCAATGTCAACGAATGCGCTGAATGCTCCAGCACTTGTGTCTGCATCCATTGAGCCAGTCGATAGCATGAAGGTAGCCCCAGCATCAACCTTAACGTCTGCGGTTTCTGCACCGCTATTCTTGAACCTTACCCGAATGAAGTTAGTGTTGTCCAAGTTAGTGATGCGGATGTAACGGATAGCTGAACGAATGAACTTCCCCTGACCGTTGTTGGTGTTGAGTTCGATGATGTCAATCTCGTTCGCTGAGTCGATTGTCATCACTCTGCGGTCAGCTTCTGCCACGTTTGAAATTGAACGTGTGTGTGTGCCTCCTCTGTCAACTCCTCCGAGTGTTAGAGATTCTACAATTTGAACCGTTGCGGTTGCTGGTGTTACGGTCGATGCCATGCTTGTTTTTCTTTAAATAGCAAAAGTTCGTTTTTGTGCCAAACGAAAAAGGGTCAGCGTTAGCCGACCCCTCCCCAACAGAACAAATGAAAAAGAGAAAGTGTAAATATACGAATTAGTTGGTAATCGCAGTAACGTCTGCTGAACCGATGGAAAGCATTTGCTCCGCTTCCATTCCGCTAAACGTCAAAGAGTAACCCGAAAGGTCAGCGAAAGCCGTACCCGTTGCAGAAGTTCCAGCGTTCAATTCAAGACCGTTTTGGTAACCAACGACCCAATATGACCCGTCGTTAGTTTCAACGATAGCCACCAAACGCTGCTGAGCAAGAACTTTGATTTCGTTTCGCTTGTCTACGTCCAACTTTGAAAGCACTACAACCACCTCAGGCGTGAAGTAAACCGTTCCGTTCTGACTGTTACCGTTGATGGTCTCGGTCAACGAGGAAGTTTCCTTTAGTTGCTCGTACTTGTAGAATGTAGGCGTTCCTGTGATTGAAGTAACCGCTCCAGCAGATACAACAGGTGTTAATGCAAGATAGTCAGCAAGGTTCGCAAATCTACAGCTCTTCACTCCGCCTACTGTATCGCGGCAGTCAAGATCATGTGAGTAGCTGAGTGCGCATCCAGTATATGCCATGTTTTTAGTTTTTAGAGTGAAGGGGCGACCCGAAAGCCGCCCCGATTAGATTAAAGAATTACCGCAGAGATTTGGTCAGGGTATGCAACTTGAACACCAAGTGTCAAGTCAACAGCTACCTTGTACTTTCTGTCATCCTTAGAGTACCATGCCTCGATTTTAGAAGCATCGTCCTCAAGGTCAACTCCCAAGAACATATTGCTTGTTCTCATACAGTACACATCGTTAGTTCCTGTTAGACCGTTAACAGCGATGATTTCAATGTTAGTACCTGGGAGAACCATTGTAAGGTCAGCGAATGAACTCTGAGCGTTTTGAAGTTGACCGCCAGCAGTAACGATTCCAAGACCGTTCTGAAGACCAAGTGCCAACGCTCTAAAGGAATCATATCCAACGAAAATCTTAGCGTCAGCCTTGTCAACGATAGCAGCAGCAGCCGCTTCGTAAACTCGCTGAACAGCCTCAACCATGTTGTTTGCAGTCAACGCAGTTGTAAGAGCAGTACCCGAACCAAATGCAGTTGTATTTGCATTGATGTAAGAACCACCTCCAATTACGTCAATAAGACCATCGAAAAACTGAAGGTTACCTGATACCAATGTAGAGTCAGACTGCCAAATCATAACCTCCAACTCTGATTGGATTTTCTCAATCAAGTAAGCACCGAACTGCTCCTCGAAAGGAATAGACTCGTAATGCGCCCCGCTTGGAAGTTGCGAACGTAGGTAGTAACCCTCCAAAGTCTTTGGGCAAAACTCCATGTTCAACTTCAATTTTGCTGGGTCAATCTCACGCTGAGTAAAAGTTACATCGCCATCAGCGTTGAACGCGCAACCGCTACCATCTTGGAAGTTTACATCAACATCCATTAGGTTGATTTTGGTCTTGCCCTTTACGCCTACTTGCTTCTCCATAAGTGAAGCTGTACGACCTCCAGTTACTGCTTTTGTGATTAGAGGAAAGTTTTGTTCCTCAATGTAGGCGGTTAAGCCCGATACATCAAATGCCATTTTTTATAGTGTTTATAGGTTTATTTCTTGGTTATTGCGCGCATCTTCTCTACCATCTCTGAGTAGTCGATGCCTTTGTTGAATGGGTTAGCAACCTTCTTAGAAGGCTCTTCCTTTGGAGTGGCTGCCATCTTCTCAACGATGTCTGTAATTAGACCGACAGCTTTCTCGATGTCCGTAACCTTCTCGGTCTTGGCGAATTGAGCCGCAGCGATTTCTGACTTTATCAATTCAGATACAGCAGAAAGGATGTCGGCTTTGAAGCCTTCAGCATCGAACTTTTCTTCGCTCGCCATTTCTTCCTCTTTATCCTCTCCAGCTTCCTCTTCTACTTCAGGCTCAAGGATTTCAACGATAACACCTCCTTCAGTTCTTACAACTTCACCGCTTTCAAGTTCGTGTTGTCCATCAGGTGCTGGTACGGTTTCGCCATCCTCTCCGATAACGGCAACAGATGCGCCTATTTCCAAAGCTGGTTCTACTCGGACGATAGTACCATCAACGAGTTTAGCATCAACGAAAGCCTCTTCGGTTGTCTCGCTGAAAAGTAGTTTCTTGATTTCGGGCAATTTCTTACCCACAAGTTCTGAAATGTTCATGCGTTGTTTTTTTAGTAAATAGCAATTCTTGGAAGGTGTGCCACTTGGCTATGCCCGTAGTGCTTTCTCCACCTCTTCGATAATCATCTTGTCTACGTCCATTTGTCGGCTTTCGCTGAACACGCCCTCAACGCTGAACCCTTTAAAAGTGCCGTCCTTTACTTGCGCCCAAACGTCATCATTATCGACCTTATAACTCACGAACCAAGAACCGTTCGGTAGCTTGTCAAATCCCTTTGGCGTTGGCTTCATTTCATCAATTAGGAAAGATTCAAACATAAACACCCCTTCCACATCTGTTGAGTGGTCTAAATTTGTTGCGTTCGTCTTGCCTTCCTTCATAAACTTGTAGGCTATCTTGCGAATAGCATCCGAATCGAATACAACGTAATACTCTCGCCCATCCTCATCTTTGCGATAGATAGGGTAATCGGCAACCATTGCAGCACCGCTTACGACTCTCTTCTCTTCATTTAGCGAAAACTTCTGCTTCTTGTTAAACGCCATCCAATTACGCTCAATGGCTGGATGGTCAACGAGTGAAATGGCATCAAGACCCGTTTCGTGGTCTTCGTCAATTGTCAGGTAAATTACTGGTAGCTTGTTCATCCTCCGAATGTTGCTTGTGATTCAATTTGGTTTACGTTATTCTGATTTCCTGTTACTTCTGTCTCCACGACATAGGCTTGAATAGGTGCGAGTTGGGCTTGTTCCACTCCTCCGAGTTCGGTTGTTCCAGCAGTTGCTTGTTGGATAGCTGGAGCAGTTGCCACTTGTGGAGCGGTTGGCGTTGCCGCACTTCCGCCCGGCACATTAGCAGAGTTGAGTGTTGAAACTGCCGAAGCAATACCCGCTACAACTGCCGCGACCCCCGTAGCAATGGCTACTAAGTTACCCGGATAAGGTACGCTTTGCGCCTGTGCAATCGCCCCGACTATTGCCTTTGCCGTATCAATGGCAATCTGAGCAATGGCTAAAGTCTTTTGAAGTGCCACAGCCTCTTTCGATTGGTTGCCGCTTGCCTCAACAAGTTGGTCAATTGCTCCAAGAATAGAACCAGCCGCAGTAAGACCGTCTTCTCTTAGTTTGCGTTTAGCATTCTCCGCTTCTTTGACTGCTTTAACATTATCCTCTTCTACCTTTGCAAGTGCATCTGCAATTTCTTTTTCTCGCTCTAAATCTTCCTGTGCGTATTTCTCCCTTATCTCATTTTCAAGCCTAAGCCTTTCCTCTTCTCTCGCAAGTTCTAACGCATCAAGTTCTTCAAGTAAAACGCCTTGTTCTTGTGCCGCTTGAACTGCCGCTTGGAATTTCGCTTCCTCAACCGCGAGTGCATCGTCAATTTCTTTTTGAATCATCCCCTCTCTGGACAATGATTCTCTATCTGCTAAATAATCATCAAGAACCTTTTGAGCCTCGGCTTTTGCCTCCGCAATCTTAAAAGCCGCAACCCTTTCTGCTTCCGCTTCTTCCTCTAAAATCTTTATTCGTTCTTTCGAGATTTCAATTCCTTCCTTCTTTAATGCGTTCTCGTTGGTCAACTGCTCCGACCTTTGACCCGTTATACGCTCGTTGATGTCAGCTATTTCCTTTCGCGCATTGATTACTTCAATCTCCGCATCAACGGAGTCTTTGTTGATTGACTGCTCAAGTAGTGCCAACTCCAAACGCTTGTTGGCTAACTTTAACTCCTCCTGAGATTGCTCGTCAAGTATTTCTCCGAGTGCTTTGTTTGCCGCTTGTCGCTCCTCAATAGTCAACGATACATCGTCCCGAATCTGTCTTTGAAGTTCTGCCTCTCGTTGATACTGAAGCATCAAGAGACCTTGTTGAGCCTCTGCAAGTTTTACCTCTTTTCTAAGTGTCTCTATTTTTGTTGCCGTGTCTAGTGCTTCCGTTCCAGCTTTAACAACTCCATCAACAAATGCGTTCTGTTGTTCTATGTCATATCCACTTACTACCTGAGCGACACCTTGAGCCGTTTGCCTTAGACCTCTTTGAACTTCATCCCAATCTAAAGTGAAAGCACCCTTGAGTTGTATTCCAACACCTTCAGCAACTACTCCTATTCCCTTTAGACTAGTTACGAATCTGTTAAAGATTCCGCTTACAAGGTCAACAATAGCTTGTTTAGGGTCGTCAAATGCAGCCATCATTGCATCGCCCAAAGGCTCAACGGCTTTAAATAGTTGATTGAAAAGAACCTCGATAGTTTTAAGTGCAATGGCTAAAGTGTCGGCTACCTTTTGGTTCTTCATTAACAACTCCTTCAGGAAGTTGAATACCTCCAAAGCAAGCCCAATAAGCCCCAAAGATTTAAGCACTCCACCTATTGAAGTGCCAAAGCCTTTCATCCCTTGACTCGCCCCCTTTGCTCCTTTTTCTGCAGCCTTGAAACCAGCTTTAAACTGGTCGCTCATTTCCTTCTGAGTCTGCTTGACCTTTTCGAGTTCTTCCCTTAACGCTATTATGTCGTCATTGGCTTCACCCGTTTTAACGTCTACTTCTATTGCAACCTTTGTAGCCATCTTAGAGCGTTATAATTCGGTAAGTAACGTAGATTGTAATGTCACTATCTCCTGCCGTTGGGTCTGCTGAATCGCACCGAATTATCAAAGAATCATTCTCAATTATTTGAGTGTCTGTTGCTCCAGTAGGGTCGGTCAAAATAAACCTCTTAAAAGTTGAAACTGTTGACGCTAATACACCTCCCCCTCTAAATTGGTCTGTATTTGATGATGAGTTTGATATTAAAAGATTAGTGCTAGTAGCATAAGCCGTTGTGTTGAAATCAATCTTAACACTTGCGCTAATAACCTCAATTGCATACCCTGCTCCTGGAGCAGGAACAATCGTTAAAGGCGTTGAGTTCAATTGTAGAACATCGGCACTTGCAATTGTGAGTTTTGCCGTTCCTTGTATGCACTCAATTCCTGAGTCGCCTCGTGTCCACAGAACGCCATCAGCTTGGTTGTAGAAGAGTTCTCCTTTGTAGATGTCCGTAGCTATCCAAGTCCCATCGGTGTGGTCGTTTGAACTTGGAACGGTTGGAACGGTACCAGTAATCGTTGACCGTTTAATCTTGATTCTTGAATCTTGTGTTGCCATTATTGTTCGCCCCCTTCTATTGTGTAAATAGCTATTTCTGAAAATTGTGTCTGCACTATGTCCTCGCCACCGTCAACCGTGAAGATGTTAGTGCCTCCATTTAATGCACGCACTTCGTTTAATCCACCCTCCAAGACCTCCACGTTGTCCTGTTCCTTTCCGTTGATGTAAGTGGTGTTTGACTGGGTAACAATTACGCCATTGGTGTTAATGAGTTGGACGTTGTGAAGTCCTCCAATTACCTCGTTGTCATTGCCGAATATGGTAATGTTCTTCGAGCCTTCCCCGATAGTGTTACGACTTCCGACCACTTTAAAAGCTGTAACGCTCTGCCCTACGTTATTCTCCGCTCCGCTCACCTTTCCCTGAAATGGCGGGTACTTGTTGCCGTTGGTCTTGATTTCGGTGGAAGGAGATGGCATCTTTTCCTTGCCTAAATAACCACCAGCGTTAAGGCTTCTGTCCGACTTTTGGAATGTAACAGGCTCTTTGATTTTAATCAACTCAACCTTCGTTAACCCCTCCTTGAAAGGGTTGTAATTCATTACTTTGTTGAGCCTCCAGTAACTGTTATCTATTATGATTTGGTCGCGGAAATCTAATGTGTTGATGTCGGTCGGCTCTAAGTAAAACATTGCCGTCATTACCTTGCT